TATTGTACTCATACTAGTTCTAGTTTTTTCTCAAATAAGTTTGAGAATGTTAATGGTTGAGTGGTTTGAATTAATTTAGTAAAGTTTTCAAAACCCATTTCACTTGGGTCTTTATCTTTTAATTCTACTAAATATACTTCTTTACCCTCATTTAATAGTTCTTCACAAAATGAAAGAGCTTGTTTAATAGCATCTTTATCTAATGCTATATATATTTTTTGTACCTGTGAGGTAACTAGTTTTTTCTTTAATTTGTCCTGGATGTTTTTACCTAATAAAGGTATTACATTACGTTTAATGGCCATCATATCAAATGGGCCTTCACATAAAATAATAGGTACATTCCAGTTTATAAAAAATTCAAACGGAACAATATTTCTTGATACATTTGGATTCTTATATTTAGACCTAGAAAATTCTTCAAACCCTCTAGATGTAAAATAATTTAAATTACCTTTTTCATCATATGAAGGTATAACAATCATGTTAGAATATGGTCCATGTTCACAATAACCAATTTGATACTTAAGTATATCATATTTGGTGATACCACGGCGTTTTAGGTAAGCTAAAGCGCGTCTACCAATGAGATTATTAGATGTCACATCCGTCAACGGAATAAATTCTTCAGGTAATTTAACCTGCTCTAAATTAACATCTGTATGTTCTGATTTGGAAGTACCTACTAAAGAATATAGTGATTGAAGTTTATCTAATGGTACTTCTACATGTTTAAATAAACGAGTTAATTTTCTACCTTTAGTGTTACATACCCAACAATGCCAAGGATTGTCACCTTTAGCATTTGTATCCATATTAACCTCAAGTTTAGGTTTATGATGTTTACAAAATGGACAATGGTATGCTCTGTTATTTTTAGAGGTATTTTTACCTTTACCTAAAACAGAATCTACTAAAGTTATCAACAACTGATTTACCATACATTACAATGTATGAAGAAGAGCATTGGGGGCAAAGTCTTTCTTAAAAAATTTGCCTAACACATTATCATTGTAACTGTTTACAAATAAAACATTACATTTACATTGATATGCTGTTTCCCAATAAGTTAGTTCTTTTTTGGTTCTTACCAATTTAATAATTTGTCTAGTAAATGCTAAGTTACCGTTTGTTTTTATTTCTTCTAATATTTCTTTATTAGAACCCCAGTATGTAACCCAATCCGATTCTTTTTGTATTTTTTTAGTAGTTGCTTTTCTACCAGGGCCTGATTGTTCAGCTAGTTCTTTTTTGGTGAGTTTTTTCTTTACATTATGATAAAGACTTTTTTTACCAATGTAAAACTTACCTGTTATTGTGTTTTTAATTTCATAGATAAAACCAAAACAATCTTGTGGGAAGTCTTCTATTGTTTTAAATTCTTTGACTTCCACGTTTTCATACCAAAACCAATTATTCATATTTTAAAAGTTTAAACCTACTTGTATTAATAGTTCATTTTGAAAATTCTTATTATATGGTCTAGGGAGTTTAGCTGTAGCCATTAACTCATTATTATCATTGTATAAACCAACAGATGTAATATATGTTTGAGGATTATCGTGCCACTCTTGATATATTATTTTTCCTGAACTACCTGAAATGAAACTTGGATTCATTGAGTAGTTATATTGAGTGTTTCGGGCCCTTATAAAAACATGATTTGTTGGGGTAGGATTTAGAGTACAAAGGGCAAAATTAGTACTAGCTGCAGCAGCAAGAATTAATCCCACATCTGGGAGGAAAATTCCTAGTGATGATCCAGCACCATATCCTAATATATAATTACCATTAACAAAAGGAGCAGGTTTTAAATCATAAGCTCTACCACAATTCAAAATTCTAGGGGAAGTTATATTACTATTATCAGTAAGATTACCTAATCTTATACTACCCGGAAGAAGGGGAAGTGGAATATTTTTAGATACAGATATAACTGAGAAATTTGGTTGTGCTGCTCCTCCCCATGTAATATCAGCATTAGCATCTCCAACTACTATATTACGAATAGCTCCATAAACTGCTTGTTGATAAGAATCACCGTTTTTACTAGCACCAGTTCTACTCCATTGAATATTAGCCGGGTTACCAATATAATAATTAGTGACAAAACCTATAGAATTATCAACTTCATATTCTACAAAATCTTCCCCCCAACTTGGTATAGAGCTGGGGGTTCCTACAGGATTACCATTAGCATCTCTCCAGCATGATACAGAGAGATCATCATTACTAAAAACAAAATCTGCGGGGTCTATTCTTGTTAATGACATATTTATTTATCCATATTAATAACTATATTCATATCAACTGTTCTACTTGTAGGTATAGGTTGGCTTAATTTAGCTACTGCTAATAATTCATTGGTTGAGTTATAAAAACCTACTGTGGTTATGTAAGGAGCAAAAGCAGAACCTGTTACAAAATTAACTACATCACCACTAACATTAATAGGTGCTCCATTAGAACTTACAGGATTTGAATATTCAGAGCCTGATAATAAAGTTGGATTTAATGAATAATTAAACTCATCTGGTCTGATAGTGCATTTGTATTGGGTTTCATATACTGTTCTAGTTGGGCGAAAAGCTACACTTTGATTTCCTGTTGGACCACCAGGTTCTGTAATGATGATTATACCATGGGTGTAAATAACATTACCAACATATTCAAGGTTATTAGCTGTAAGTAAATTACCTTGACTATCATCAGTATATCCAGAAACTCCTACACTTCCTGGTTTGATATAATCTCCAAATAATGATTGAGGTATAATACCTACAGATATTGTATCATTTGCTCCAGTTGGGAAATTTTTAATCTGTTGTAAACCACTTTGGGGGTAATTATCATATCTACTATTAACATTAGCAGTTTGACTACCTTCAACTACATTTCCTTGATTATCAATTACAATAGAAGGTTGAGGATCATTAGGAAAAGTATTACTATAGTATAATTGTTTTATAGAAGCATATACTAATGAAGCTGGAGGCCATGGGAATGGATTTGTTTCATCATCAACTGACCCATAAGTAGTGTTTTTTCCTTTTAAAAAAGTGACAGTAGCTGAGTTATTAATGTTCCCATATACAACTAATGGAGATACAATTATATCTTGTGATGTTAATGATTTGAAGGCACCCATTCATTTTAAAAATCTAATTTAACACGCACTAACGCTTCTTTAGTAAAGTCTTTTTTAAGCGGTTTTGATAATTTAGCTACAGCTATTAACTCATTATTATCATTATACATCCCTACTGATGATATATATGTAGTTGGATTTTGTACAAAATCATTATATAATATAGAACCAGCACTAGCAGAAACTGAGAAGCTTGGGTTTACTGAGTAGTTGAATTCAGCGTTTCTAGCTCTACAAAATATAAAGTCGGATGTTACTGTTTCTTCACCTTGAAGATAAAATCTACCTAAAGTACCAAGAGCATCAGTAGGATTATTAGCATTAGTATTAGGAGGAGTTCTAACTACACCATAATTAGCAGCAAAAGTATTTAGTAATATAATACCTACATCTGGGTATAGGTAACCATACACACCATTAGTAGCTGAAGAGGGCATTCTACCATCTCCAAAACTACCTGATCCTAAAGTGTATCTTCTGCCCGCATTTGTATATTCAACAGTTGAAGCTATTTTACTATTGTCTGTTATAAAGATACTACCACCAAAAGCACTACCTCGAAGTTGGAAACTACCTGGTTTAATGGTTTGTTTATAACGAGCTCTATTAATAACTATAGCTAGAAAATCTTCATTATTTACAGCAGGTCCTCCAAAATCAAAAGAAGTACCTTCATCTTCTCCTAATAATACATTAGCAATTTGACCATAAACTGTTCTACTAGGAGATAAGCCAGGGACACTATCATTATAATAAGCAGATCCTGATCCTTGTACATGACCATAAGTTATAGCAAATTGAATCTCAGCATCATCATTATTATTAGGATTAATATTATAAACATTAGTATAATACGGAGCACTAGGGCCTGATGTTTGTGCTGTACTAGTAGGATAAGAATCTAAATATTCTTCATTATCTGACCATGCAGGAGAGGCAATAGATTCTGCGCTTACTAAAAAATCTTCTGGGTCTAATCTTTTAAATGACATATTTTAATATTTTTTATATTATTAGCAAGCTGTATTTTTATTTACTTGGATAGGGATTATAATTCTAGCTCCACTATCTCTACCAACTACTGTTAATGAAGTTGATAATTGAATTACACCCTCAGGGAATAAAGCATTTACTGTTGTAGCAGTTAGATTAATAGTAGTACCAACAACTGTTTTAGTGACAGCTGCTCCAAGAGTAGTTGTTGAATTTAAAGCAGTAGCTTGTGCTGTATTAATACCTACACCAGTAACACTGCTAAATAGACGTACATCACCAATAGTAGCCACATAACCTGATGATTCAAAGGTTTGTGTACCTCCTAAATAATTAAGAGTATTTGGTGTAATAGCTATTGAGGCGCCTTGACTTAAAGATATAACTTGATATCCTAAATCAAGGATAGGTAATTTAGAAGTACCTCTAGGAAGAGTAGTGAGCAAATATTTCATTGCTTGTGTCTCATCAGGAAAAGCTTCTAATAAAGGCATATTGTCAATAGCTTGACCATAATATTGTGATCCAAGTGGATTATTAGGTCTCCATAATGTGTAATCAATTTCATCATCTGCTAAAGCAAATTGTGTAATTTTAAAAGAACCATCATTTCTAGCTAATAACTCTCTGCCTTTTCTTGTTAAAATAGCATCAACTGTAACGATTGAATTATTAAGATATCCCATTTTATATAGATTATTTTATTATAAATATTATTGTATTAATTTTTTAATTAAATTTAAAAGTCTAATTTAACACGTATTAAAGCTTCAAGGGTAAAGTCTTTTTTAAGTGGTTTTGATAATTTAGCTACTGCTAATAAATCATGATTATCATTATATAAACCAACAGATGTTATATATGTTGATGGTGTTTCTATAAAGTCATTAAGTATAGCTTCAGATGAACCTGTTATATTTCTAGTTGTAGAAACAAAATTAGGATGAGTTGAAAAATTAAACTCATTGTTTCTAGCTCTACAAAAAATGTAAGCAGATGGTATTGTTTCTTGACTTTGAAGAGTAAATTGAGTTATATATGATACTAAATTTCTAGCATTATTTGTAATATTACTATTGTCATTTCTTTCCCAAGCATTAGTTTGTATATCTTCACTGAGTGATGCTGGGTTTAATAGTATAATACCTACATCTGGGTAGATATACCCATATACTCCTGTGGTGACAGAGGAAGGCATTTCACCATCACCAAAACTGCCTGATCCTAAAGTATATCTTCTACCAGCATTAGTAAGAGCTAAACTAGAGGTTAATTTGCTATTATCTGTTATATATATGTCTGGATCATCTGTTAAACCTCTTAGTTGAATGCTACCTGGTAGAATTGATTGTTTATAATGAGCTCTATTGATTGTTATAGCAAAAAATCCTTTAGATGGGGTTGAGGTTTCAAAATCAAAGAAATTATTTTTATCTTCTCCTAGTAATAAATTAACAAACTGTTTATAAATTGTTTTTGTAGGTGATAAACCAGGTGTAGCAGCACTATACCACAATGATCCAGATCCACCTATATCACCATAAGCTACAGAAAATTGAATTTCAGCTGTAGTGTTAGGTGAGGTAGGATTAAAATTATAAACATTTGTATAGTATGGATCAATAGCAGTGTCCTGTTGAACAGAAGAAGTGTAAAAAGATGTCAATGAAGCTGAATAGCTTGACCAAGCAGGGCTAGCTACTGAGTCAACCCCAAAAGCAAAATCTTCAGAATCTAGTATTTTAAATGACATATTTTAATAATAAATATTATTGTATTATTTCTTTCTCGGTTAAACTTTGGATTATTTTATCATATTTTTGTACTAATTCTTTAGATACAAATTCAGGTTGGAGAATACCTGAGTATATTCCTCCAGGAGCGTCTTTTTTAATATCTAAAGTAACATATGTTCCATCATTTATCACACGGTATATTACAAAATGATTTAAATCTAATGTTGGAGCACCATTAAATCCCATACCAATATTAGGGGTTACTTTAATAGCAGTATACCTAGCTGGAGAAGCATTATTGGGTTGAAAATCTCTAACTACATCCAATATAGTATAGGTTTGATCTTTTTTATATTCAAATCTTATAAAATCACCAGGTCTAATATTACTAAAAGGAATATTAATAGGAGAAAAACCCATTAATGAAGAAGTAGGATCAAGATTTTGGGTTAAACCTGATTCCCATAAAGCTGAAGCTGATGGGCTCATAAGAATATAAGAGTAATTAAATAAAGCTTGAACTTCTTCTGTAGCTGGACCATCAGGAGTATTTATTACTGAGTTTAGTCTATTTTGTGCTCCAATAAAAAATGGAGAATATATAGCGTTTACACTGTTAATTAATTCAACGGTTTCTATATTTTCAGGGTTACCTGGTGGGGTTTCTTGTTCTACAATTAATATTGTACCTGTAGTGTCGGTTGCTCCTCTATATTTAATTCCTTTAGTGTCAGCAGGTCCATCAGGGCTACTATCAAAATTTACAGCAGCCCCAACCCAAAATTTAAAATAATCATCTTCAGCATAATTATCAAACCAATCAGTCACAAATTCTATATATCGAGGACCACTACCAGGATAATCAACAGTATTATTAGTTATCCACTGAAAACTACCCCATGTAACATTATCATTATTTTTACTCCATCCAAATCTAACAGAATTTTCATGATAGAAATCACTATCTCTTCCCTCATTAACATATTCTCCAGGAGTGGGATATATTCTAATATATGTTACTAGTTTAAAACGAATTCTAGTTTGAGTGTCAGCACTAGATGAAAGAATTATGAATTCATTAGTGATAGGGCCATAATTCCAAGAAGAATTAGGTGTAAGAAGTTCATTATAACGTAGTTGTGTTGAAGCGTTAATTGAAGTCTCAGCAGCAGCATCAGATCGATTATATCTACGTTTATAATTTAAATTAGGTATATATGAACCAGAAAGTGTTGATGTATTTATTTGTTGAGTAGATGTTGGTCCAAAACTCATAGTGGCTATATAGTCTTGAACATTTTCTCCAGTTTCAGTCACTAAAATAGGTATTATTCTTCCAACATGGGCTATTCTATGAGTACCCTGTAATATTTCACTATTAGGTATTTCATCTAGTAAAGGATTAGTTTCTATTAATTTAACAACAGCATTTTTACCTGGTTCAAAATTGTCTACTAAATTATATAATCCTACAGCTTGAGGACTATCAATTACTGTATACGGTTCAGGGTTAACAACATTACCCTCAAGATCAATTAAATATTTTATAAAATATGATGTACCATCTATATATTCAGGGCCTGAGCCTCCCACACCATCAAAATAAGCAAAGTATGTTTGATTTTGTTCAGCTACTGGGATTGTAGAAATAGTACCGTAATTATATTTTTGACTTTCTAATGGTGGGAAAGGATTTAAAAGCATATTTTTATATTTTTATTTAAAAACAATTTTTTTATATTATATAATTTTATCCAAGATTTTCATCGTCTGGATTTTGGTCAACTATAACACCATCACCTGAGACTATACCAGGGGTAAAAGGAATTCTAGTGTTAGTATCAGGAGCAATATTAAAAACAGTAGCTATATTAAAATCAACTGAACTATGTCTTGATCCATTATATCTAATATTAGACCAAGCTTTTGAAGAGTAATTTGAATCTTGAACTGGGGCTTTACTAGCAGATAAAGAAATAAGAAGATCAAAATTATACGGCACTGTAATACCAGATCCATAGTCCACATCCATATAATGAACAGATGTAACATCAGCTACACTATTATTAATTATAGGATTATATTCATAGTAGTCCCAAATAACAGGATCTCCATTTGGATCACTTGGAAAGAAAAATACATTATTATTTGTAGGAAAAGGAGAGGGTTGTTGTGCTATATATGGTAAAAGTGTAGGAGTAGTAGCATACTCATAGTGACCATTATCACTAAGAGCAGAAGCTTGTACAGGTACTGTAATGTATGAAAAATTACCTCCTCCAGCATTAAAAGCAATAGTGACATTTTGTAAATTTGGTAAAAGTTCAGAAACATTACCCCCAACTAAAGCATTAACATTTATTTTTATATATTCTATAGTATACCTATAGATTGGAACTTGTGCTGGGGGTATACCTGTAAATGTACCTGTGAGTTCTCTTCTTACCCAAACACTTATATTTCCATTACTTGGAAGATTATTTTGGATAAATGTAGATAATCTTGTAGTATTACTATAAGTATATGTTACTATATATCTTGGAGCATCAGCTGTCACTGGAGCAGGAGCATATTTATATGGGTTACCAACATTTAAATCTCCATCAGCTGTGAATGCTTCTGTAGGATAATAAGGTAATTCTCCATTATAAAACTCAGCTTGATCAGTATGAAAAGATCGAGTTAAACCTAAAGGTGTTAAAATATCTTGATACCAAGATTGAGTATTATTTAAACGAGGTGTTAATGAGTTATAATCATCAAATGTACCACCTGTACCTCCTTTAATAAATCCAGTTTTTATAGATCCACTATATATACTACTATAAAGAAAAGCTCGAGGTTGTACAATTTTACTTCTTTCTAATAAATGTGGTTTAATAGTAATACCTGATTTTAGGTTTGTTCTAGCAGGAACAAAATCTTTAATCATGTTAAACAATGAATTATCAAAATATTTTATTAAACGAATATAATTTATAGGTTTAAGATCATTGTTAACTAGTAAACTAGCAGCTGCAGCTTGTAAATTAGGATAATAAGGTAAAAATGTTTGGGATGGATTACCAATATATGTTCCTATATCAAAATTAGGTAAATTACCTGGTGATTTAATAAAATTATCTATATCATTTTGAGGTGAAAAAGTAATTTCTACGGTATTAACACTAGGTGATAAACTTCGTTGAGGGAATCCAAGACCAAGTACACTCTTTTGGTTAGATAAAGTAAATTGGGGTGTAAAAGCATAAGTACCATCTGTAGTATTTGGAGGTATGATTGGGAAAAATGATTGAGACATTTGAGCACTGGTTAAAATTTGGATATTATCAGTGACAATATCTTTAATACCAGTTAAAGGTTTAGAATTACTCCATTCTCCTCCAAATTCTTTAACACTTAATATAGAGCTAGTAATACCAAACATACTAATAATGTTTTGCAAACCAGCTACTGTTCCTTTAGATTTTAATAAATAAGGTAAATTATGATAAATACGTTTATACATTTCCTTATTAACATCATCTAATGGAGTATAAAGAGATTCATTTGAGACATATTCATATGTTAAAATTTGTTCTCCATCAAAACCTACCCCACCATTAGGAAGTGGATTTGGAGTAGTAGATCGTAGATAATTTCCTGAATTAAACCCAGTAAAAGCATTAAATAAATCACTAGTGGAGAAGTTATTTTGGTAAATTTTTAATCCAAATGATCTAATAGCATCTGCTACTAAATCTTTAGATATACCATATTCTAAACGGTTATCACCACTATAACGATTTGAAACATCTTTATAATAAATCCATATATTATCGTAATACTGGCCTATCATATCAATGAATACCTTGTAAGGTTCATTTTGAGGATCATCTGTTAAATAACTTGGTATAGTATTAATTAAATAATCTTTATTAGTAGCATCATAAATTGAAGCACTAGCGATTGAAGATGAATACCAATTATTAACAAGAGTTGTTCCCCATAATCGTAAATTATATGGAGGTGTTAAATTACTTTTAGGATAAGTATTTGACCCAGAACTATAATAAAGATAATATTCAAAACCATCAAAATTTTTAATTATATTAGATATTTTTTCTTGTAATATAACTGTACTTGATGTGGTAGCAGTGTTAGCTTCATTAACTATAGCTAAACTTTTATTATATTCTTCTAATAATTGAACTTTATAAACAAAGTTATTAATACGAGTTTCAGCAGATGAAAAATAAACAAAATTTGAAAAATCAGTGTAATCAACTCCTATACTAACGCTTTTATCTTCTAAATAAGATAAAATTTGATTATATGATGATACTAAATTTACATTTAATAACTGTTCATAATTTGTATAAATAGTTGAATTATTAGTTCTATTTTTAATAGGTAAATCAAAATTAGGACTTTTAAGAGTAGGTCTAATAATTTTAGGTACTACTACTTCAGGTTGAAATTGTACATTAAATGCTAATGGATCAGCATTTTGAGTAACAATCCATAATGAATCTTTTAATCTAAATTGAGCAGATAAAGGTTCATATAAATTAATTAATATTTCATATTTAGGTTTAGTAGTATCAACTAATATGTTATTAGCTATAACTAAATTATTACTACCAAAATTTAAGTAAAAATCCTGAAAGTATTCTATAGTTGAAGATAATGTAGTTTTAAAAGTAGCTATATCAGCTTCTAATGAGGTATTAGATAAACTATTGACTCCTAATCTTAATTCAGTTCTATCACCTGATATTTCTTTAATAAAGAAAATACGCTCATTTGAAGAAGAGTTTAGTTCATTTCTTAAAAATCTATATATAACATTATACTCACCATTATTAAAACCTTTATTTCTTAAATCTCTTTCAGGATCTACATTAGCATTAAATGCTACACCTGTATCAGCAGCTATGTTATCTACTATAACTCCAAGAAAATTTTGATCTGTTATTTGAAAAGAATTATTTGGAGTTGTTATAGTATATTCAATATAATCTCCTCTACTCGGATCAAACAAAGAAGAAATAACATCTGGAGATAAAACTGATACATCCTGTGAGGAATATGTTTGAATTTCTAGAGTATCAGGATTTATATTTGTTATATTAACTGCCATTTAATTATAGAGTTGGAATATTTATTGAAGAAGGAACACTAGCTGATATTTGTAAGGTTAAAATTTGTTGGTTAGCAGCTAATAAATCTTGTCTTAAGATTGTTATTTCATCTAATAATGCTTGTATATCTTCATTGATTTGATCCGCATTTATATAGTCTCCACTTTTAGCTACTATATAAGCATGTGAATTTGTATCTCCTTGAGCTGGTATGTCATAAAAAATAGTGTTATAAAGATCAAAAAATTCAGACACAGTTATAGTATCAGCTAAAGGAGGAGAAGGGATTGATACTTGAGAAAATGAAGTATCAATTGTGTTCTCATAAGCTTCTTTATTAAAAACAGTTTTATTTAAAGGGTAATTAGCCATTTATTACTTTAAAATAATAATCATTATCAAAAACTACTGTTGATCCATTTATGATACTCTTAATAAGTATTTTATAATATCGTTCAGGTTCTAAACCATTCATATAAAGTGTAAAATAACTACCTTGTCCATCAACACTTAATTGAGTATATTGATTATCGTAATCTACAACAACTTCATTAGTATCCAAGTCTTTTATGGAAAAATATGAAGAAGTAGGTAAATAGTAATTCTGTGTGTAAAAAGAAGAGGTTTGGAATGTTCTAGCAGGATAAGTTGGTCTACTATTAACTCTAAACACATTTATACTTTCAGGATAAAACACACCAGGATTTTCATTTAAAGATACAGTAGCATTATTAGTATTAAGTATAGTAATAGTTGAAGAACCTGTGTTAAAAGTATAATCTCTCCATCTAAATTCTAACTGTGGAGGATAAATTGTACTAGTGTCTCTAGAGAAAAATTGCATTTTATTCTCATAGCTTTCATCATAAATAAATTCAACAGCTTGTTTAGCTATTAAACCATTATTAACTATTGATCCACTATACCATGCTTTAACCATGTTAGTAATATCAGTATTGATATCACCAGAATCAGTATATGTAAAACTTTGTGTTGAGAATACAGGTAATACTGTTGGGTTTGACGAACTATAATACCAATTACCACCACCTAAAGTACCACTATATGATGCTGTTATATTAATAGGAAAACCAGCTGTTATCCAAGCATTGCTACCAGAATATGATCTCCACCCCCAACTAACACCATTTTGAACTTCAGGAGAATAATTATATTTTCCAGTACCCATATTCCATGAACCAAAAACTGGGTAGAATTCAAGTTGAGTATCTAAATTTAATCCTTCTAAGTTGGCTAAAAATCCCCTAAAATATACTTTCCAGGAAGAACCACTAATTTTATTATTAATAATATCATTAATTTCTGTATTATCAAATTGAATTAGGAATCTACTAGTTTGAGGTAAAGCAGAAGCATTATCAACTGAAAGAGATGATTCAATTATCTCGTCTAAGCCAGTATTTCGGTTAGGGTAAAGAGAATATAGGGTAGCATCTTTAGTTGGAAATATCTTATAAACAGCCATTTTTTTATTATAAATATAAAAATTATAAAGATACAACACGACCTCTAATATCACTATCAGGGTATTTAACTTCAAAAATCATTGGATCAACAGATGGATATATAATATTATCTCTATTTGCTCCAATAACATCATATGCATATATAGAATAATCTCCACCTGTCTTATTAGTTATACTAACATTTTTAACTGTTTGAACACCATCTATTTTATCAAGCATAACATAAACATCTTTTAGTATGATAGGTTCATTAATTTGCCATTTATCAATATTAAAATAATCTCTAACAGCAGTTATACATTTAAATAAAATATCATTATTATTATAATTAGGTAAAACTATAATATCAAAATCTACATTTATGTTAATAACAAAACCATCTCTAATTTTAATAGAATCATTAACTATTCTATATTGAGAAAGATACGTTTTTAAATTATTTTTTAATGATGAAGTAGCGTTTTTTAATTTTTTATTACTATCATATGCTAAAACATATAAATTTATAGATGATAAAGATTCACCTGGGAGTAGGTTTTCTAATCTTTCAGGTTCAGCATATATTTTAGCTAATGAACCATATTGTGAGGGTAAACTCATAGCTCTAACTAAATAATCATCTTGAGTTACAGCTCTTAATTGAGTACCAAAAGCGGCTAAGGAATTCTGTTTTATTTCTTCTGTTGTATCACCATCTGATCCTCCAGTAGCAGATGCTGGGTTTTGGGCTACTACAGATCTTATTGTGTCAAGATCATTACCCGCACCAGGAACAGTTATAGTTCCTGTTATAGTAGAAAATGAATTAGCAGGAACATTAGCTGCTACTCCACCTCCTGTTAAATATCTAATTGTTAAAGTAGTATTAGAAGGAGCTATACCATAAGTACTTGTGTATAAGAAGTTTGCTGGGTCATAAGCTGTAGTAAGATACTCATTTGTTGAAAAAAAGTTTCCAACATTAGTAGGGTCAGGTATGATTTCTTCTTCAACATTAGATGTAGTAGTACCAGCACCAAATTGAATTTGAAGAGTTGTAGGTGAAGTAAAACGAGTTACAAATCGTCTAGGAGCTTTAAAAAGTTGTAATAAATATGGCACTTCTCCTCTATCTGATAAAGTATTTCTTATACTATCATATATCATTTCTTGGGCAAGGTATGGTACTTCATACCATCTATTACCTCCACTATCTGTAATGTCTAATATTTGAACTATGTCTGTATCATTAATATCAATAGTTTGAAAACGTTGAGGTGATCCAAATGTAAATGTTCTTGTTTTAATTTCAGCTGATATAGCTTTACGAGTTTTTTTAAGAAGAAAATACTCAGGTTGATTTGTAGCTGAATCTATAGTTAGAATACTAACTTGGGTTGGGTCAGAAGAGCTTGAAATTGAAAAATCAACTGTATCTTGGATCACAAAATTAGTAGTTCCTGCTAAACTAGATCTTAAAGTAGCATTATTATTAATAAAAACAGCATACCTGTAATCTGGAGCCCACCCAGCAGGAGTGGACAATGAAGGTACTTGTTGGTATATATCAACATCAACAACTGCTACACCAGTAACTTTAGGTTTATAACCTAACATATAAGCTAAGGTATATAAATTATTTTGTTGACGAGCAAATTGAATAAAATTTTCTTGAATTTGGTTATCAAGATAAAATGATAAAACATCACCAACATATGCTGACATTTCTAAAAATAACATTCCTGGTGAGGAAGGAGAAAAGTCATTATAAGTTGCTGGGAAGTATGTTTTGGTATATTCAATTAAGGCGTTTCTTAATTCACCAAAATCTTTGTTTAAATATTTTACATCTCTATTTTCAGCTGCCATGTTTAAAATAATATTTGTATATTTTGAGCTCCACTACCATAAATTGAATATACTATATCTAATTGAATAGCATTTTGTTCGTATAATGGAGTTAAAGTAATTGATATGATATTAACACTAGGAAAATTAGATGTTATATCATTATTTAATTTAATTTCTAAAGCTCTTAAATTTGATTCAGTTATATTCTCAAAAATAAAAGCTCTTAAATTTGAACCAAAATTTGGATTTAAAACCCGTTCACCTTTATTAGTTAAAATATAATTTATCATATTTGACTTAATCTGGTCAACAGTAGTATATGTTGAATTGAATACTGAATTACCAGTTGAATATGTTGGTGATAAATTATCTGAGCCGGCTGATCCAGTATATAATAGATTATTAAATGTAGTACCTTTACCATTAAAAGGAATAGACACCCCAACAGCAACTCGCTTGTTTATATCTAAAGGATGTTTATTTGGTAATCTAACTGCCATTATTTAGTAGTCATTAATCCCATAATTTGATCTAAACTTACTTCACCACCAGGTAAACTTGAACCTTCACCTGTTGTACTAACAGGAGGAGGAGTATAAGCAGGTTGAGCATGTGATGAATTAGCAGTTATAGTAGCATCAAATTCACCACCAATCATAGCTCGCAAGTTACGTTTAATGTCTGGGTTGATGGTTGTTGGTTTTGTAGTGTAAGGAATAGGGTTAGCATTTTCATTAACTACCATTTTAGGAGAACGTACTGCTTCAAGAAGTATATCTTTAATTTCTTCTTGAATTGCTTCACGAACTGCTTCTTTAATTAACTTTTTTAATAAATCTGTTTTCATAGTAATAAATATTTAATTATCCAGCATTTAAATCAGGATTTGAATCTATAATGAATTTTAATTGATCTAATAGTACTTGAGGGTCAGAAGCAAATGATGAATCTGTTTTTAATACAGGTATCCCAGTTTTAGTTAATGCTTGAGCAAAACGACGAGGATATTTATTAGAATTAGTTTCATCTAATTTTATTTCTAACTTAAATCCTTTGTAAGTATCATTTTCTTGGGTTGATTGTATAACAGTGCTATTACTTACCCCAGTTGATTGATTTACAAAAGTATTTAATTCATCATTAATAGTTTCAAAAGGTAAATTTTGTTCTTGAGCACACTGTTGGATTAAAGTATCTAAATTATTTAATAATCTTAAAATAATACCTAAAACTGCTCCAAAAGCTGCTAAAGATAAAGTAACTATATTAATAACAACTTGTGCTTTTTTTAATGCCTCTTTTAATTTATCTTTACCAGTACCTGTTGTTTCTATAATACCTGTAGTTAATGGTGGTAAACCAAGAGGAGGAAAACCAGTAGCAGGATATGGTAAAGTTTCTAATACTAAAATTCCAGCTTGGACAATTGTTATAGTAGTGTTTACACCTAACAATATTTTAGATAATGTGGTAATAGTTTTGTAGGCATTATTTATTTGTTTAACTAGTTTATTTCGTTTATTTATTAATTCTAAAATTTTACCTTGACTAGGACATGAAATTTGATCTTTAATATTATCTAAAGGTATTTTAGAAATGATTGCTTGTAAAGCAATAGCCCCAAAAGGTGCTAATAATTTTATAACAAAAGGAATAAGAGTTTTTTTAACTTCTTCTTTTTTATTATTAGCAGTAACAGCAAATTTTTCTTGGAATGAAAGTTCAGAATTACCTTGTTGTTTAAGTAATTTTTTTTCTTCAGTTAATACTTCTTGATTAATTTTACTAGTCGCTGTAGCTGTAACATCAGGAGTAGGAGGCATTTGTATGCGAGGTACTTCATATGTTTTTTTACCATCTCCAACTTCATTTGCACTAGTTTGTTGTACATTATTTATGGTTCTAACTTCATGTCCTTCTTTAGAAAAAGTGATAGTAGTAGATGAAGGATTAAATCCAGCAGATGGATATTCAACTTCCCAATTACCATCTTTATCTGTCACTACAGTAACAGGTTCTTCAACAGCTGTTGGATTAACATCTTCAAAACTAGTAAATTTAAGATTAGCTACATTATATTCTGTACCTTTTTCACTCCATGCTTTTTTTAAAGCATCTGTATTAATATAATTAGGTTGAGGTGGTGGATCTACTTTATATTTACCCTGTTGAGTCCCATAATTAGGATATTTATTCAACAACCACTTCCTAAATTCATCACTTTCCGCTGAGGTTTTAAAGGGAGTATCAGGGTATGATTGGTTTGGGGATGATGGGGTAGGTTGTGGGTTATTAACTTGTTGCTGAGTTGTTTTAGCTAAAGTTTTAGTTGATGCTTGTTTTCTAGCTATTTCTTTATCTGTTGAATCAGCTATTACATTTCCATTTTCATCTTTAACTTCATATTTCCCAGTAGTCTCATTTAAAATAGGTTCACTAAGTTTTATTGAGGTGGGTGTTATTTTAACAGTAGCCCCAGATATCGGTTTTCCTTGAGAATCTACAGCTTTACCAGCTATAGTTACTTTATCAGTTGTTGAGGATTTAGAACCACTATAGTATGAAGGAATAAATGAAGGATCTTTTCCTGAATATTGGATTCTAGCTTGTATAAGTTGTTGAGCTACATCTTTAACAGAGTATTTAGAATTAGCAGGGTTAGGTCCTTGGCCGCCATAATATGCTTTATTTCCTACTCCTGTTGTTACATCACCCCAATTCTTTCCATCCTTAGTGATTATAGGAAAAGATGCAAATTCTAGTCCTAAGGCTTGAATAGCTCTTTCTAAATCTTTTTTATCACCACTATTGTTACCATTAATATAATTACCAGTGTCTTTTCTTTTATTTAAAACTAAGTAATCACCTAATTCTTCTTGAGTAGTAACATCATACTTTTTATCTAAATATTTTAATTTACTAGCTACTGAATATAAAGTACCAGGAATAAGTTGATATTTACCAACAGCGAATAAATCACCTTTACCTAAAGGATTATCACTACTTCTTTGTAAGGTTAGTATTTCCCTAATAGTTTTAGTAGTTAATTTTATAGCATCTACTTTATAATATTTAGAAGAAGGAATTGATGATCTTATACCACTTCCACCACTTTTTCCAAAGTTATAGATTTCGTAATCACCTCCACTTTCATCTTTAGCAATAAAATCTTTTATGTTTTTTAATCCAGCAGTATTAGCCATAGTTTTTATTTTTTATTACTTTAACTAATATAAACTTTTTTAGAAAGAATATCATTACTTTGAAGAATTTGTTGGAATTTTTGACAAGCTACTTTTACTGTAGTTCCAGCTGAGGTTAAGGTTTCTACAGGGCCAATAATAGCTGTATTTGTTTCCATAGCTATACCTACAAGTTCTAAAGCAGAAGCAAATTCTTTTAAATGTTCAATTAATTTTTCTCCAAATACAGCAGATTGAAGATTAACACCTTCTGTACCTAAAGAAGATCCAAGATATACTTTAGGAGTAGATAATGTGATGTAATCTTTAGCGTCAAAATTAAGAGTTGTTTCTGCTGAAAGATGAATTGATTTATTAGAACTTAATAATATATGATCATTTTTAGCATTAAAAACTAATCTTCCTGAGTTTAGGATTACTTGATTACCAACATATGATTGAGCTAAAGTAGGAGCTTTGCTAGTGTCTTTATATGAATCAATCATATTACTAGACATTTCTATTGGAATTTGTTGTCCCGCTGTTAGATAAACAGAAGACTTATCAGTATTTATATCTTCTAAAGTAGGTACCCAAGAATCTGTCCCTTCATCTACATTTTTAGCATTACCAGCTTGACCATTTCTTATAATAAGAATAGGATCACCCTCATCTCCATACTCAGACCAACTGTTAGGATATAAAGATCCATTAACTGTGGAACCAAATCTTATAGAATTACCAAAACGTCCTTCATAAATTATATCTCCTTCATATGGTAAAAGAGGATAAGTATCTAAAACATTATTTTCATTAAAAGTATTACCTAAATCTATATCAGTATCTTGATCTGTTATTCTTCTAACTGATCCAGCTTCAATTAAAGGATATTCTTTATTTTCTAATTCAGGAGTAACATCAGTAGATGGTACAGCATTATGTACTTGACTATTCCAAGCATTTATTGGAGGTAAATAATAAGCAGCTAAAGCTGAGGTGTTTTCAACTACATTAGGATCTGCTAAATATATAATAGGAACTAATTCGTTTATTAACGGATATTGTTTAATATTTGGAAAAGCAGGATAAGCAGGTATAAGAGGAATTTCTTCTTTACGATTTGGTTGAGCAGTTGGTTCAATAAAAATAGTTCCTATACCATTCCATCCTCCAAAATCTTCAAAAAGTTCATGAGTACTATCTAAAATAATATCCCTAACTCTACTAGAAATAATATTACTAGATCTAACAGTTGAATTTACATCTAATTTAGGTACATTATATTTAACAGTATTACCAAAACCATATTTTACACTAATACTCATTATTCACCTCCTTCTTTAAACTTATCTAATTCAGCAAGTAATTGGGATTTTTCTTCTTCAGAGATACCAAAACCACCTTCAGCAGTTCCGTTATTATTCATAATACGTTGGATGATAGTAGCCATTTTAATCAATTGCTCATCATTTTTAACACTTATTTCTAAGTATTCTTTAATTAAAGGAACAATTAAAGTAGCATCTCCTATCTCATTTACTAGTGGTTTTAATTCTGATATAAGAGCAGAGTTTTGTTTATCTTTTTTCT